TAGCTAATGCACCATGTTATGAATGGCTTAAAGCCGAGCGCGGTTCTCGCTGCGATAGGCGGCTGCGCGATCTTCGGATTGCTGTTCGCTGCCACGATGGTTTTCGCGCCCCGGGAGGCCGCGGCAACGCCGGCATACGCACAGCAAACCGGTAAGCCTTGCGGGCAATGTCATGTGAATGCATCTGGAGGCGGTAAGCTTACGTCGTTTGGATCGAAATTCCAGGCGAACGGTCATAAGTTATAGGGCGGCGACACCCCACTTGCGTCCGCTGCGCAGTCTGCGGGCGCGCAGTTGGTGATGGCTAGCAAGTCGACGCAAACTGCGGAAGCGCTACTTGCTTTCTTCGGTAATCTGACGCGCAACTCGTCGCAAACGTTTGCGACGGGTTGGTGTCAATCTGCCTATGGGAAGTTGAGCGTTAGGCGCGATAATCGGCTTCATTTTGCGATATCGGCTGTTGGACAGCCGCAGAGAATGTTGAACCCGAGTTGGCTGCTTTGCGAGGCGTCAAATGTTCGGTCGGGGCGTCGGGAGCCAACCGAAGTGGATGTGTCTCGGTCCAAAGCGTCCGGGCGACACCGACAGGATTGATTCCGGTTCTGATCCACCATGAAGCTTCATCACCAGATCGGTGCACTTCGCGATGATGGCCGCGGCAAAGCGGAACGACCAACTCATCGCTCACCTTGCGCCCGAGCGCACGAGGCTGTGCGAACCGAAGATGATGGGCGTCCGAGGGCATGCGGCCGCAAATCAGACAGGGTTGCTTAGCCACGAATTTGACGTGGGTCTTGTCACGAAATCGGCGCGGCTCGGGTAACGCGAGCTGGCTTTTGTCAATAGTGTTGAAAGCTGACACTCCACTTGGCTCTGCGGCACGCAGATTTCGCGGCGAGCGACTTGGGTTCGGTGTCGCGGGCGGCGAAGGCATCTCGAACACCGCGATCCGGCGGACAGACTTCTGATTGCGACGGCGATCGAGCTTGCTTGTCCGTTGGTCACCTATGATGAGCGCATCGTCCGCTTCGGCAAGAGGCATGGCCGACAGTACCGGTTCGCAGTCGACGCGTGATATTGTATTGAGCGGAAAGAGGCGACGGCTTGGCGAGGTGGTGATCCTCCCGCGGGCTGCCAAACGGGAGCGGCAAAAGCCGTGCCGAACGGGCTTTCGTGGAGCTAAAGTCCTCTGCTTGCGGGCCCTCGCGCGCGCTTCACATTGACCCGACCTATCATGCCGACGCTGCCGGCTCTGTGGCTCCAACACGCGAGTGCGCCGGACCTGCCGGCAGCGGATGCGTCTTAAGCCATAGCGCGTGAGCAGTAACCATCGGATTGATTCGTACCTTTAGCCACCACACGGGTTCGTCGCCGCAGCGGTGGACCTCGCGATGGTGGCCCCGGCACAATGGCACGGTGAATTCATCGCTGACCTTACGGCCGAGCGCGGGGCTTTGCGCAAAGCGTAGATGGTGGGCATCCGCTGGCTGCCGGCCGCAAACGAGGCAAGGCTGCTTGGCGACGTATCTGACGTGATCCCGATCCCGTATCCGACGGGGCTCTGGGAAAGCTAGCACGGTCTTATCGATGACCGTGGGGTGCGACGCTTGTCGCGACTTTTTTCGATTTGGCTTGCGCTGATCCATCGCCTGTGGCGTCTGGGTCTGCCCGGAAGCCTCAGATGTCAGAGGCGCGTCCACGGCATCGATCGCAAGAGGCGTGAGGATTGCAACGCGTGCTCGGAAAGCTTCCTCGACGCGTGCGGCATCGGCCGCGGTCAATCGGTTCTTTTCAGGAAGGCACCGCTGCGCCCAGATGGCCGCGTCGTCGGTTGAGGCAAGTTCGTTGAGTTCACCGAGCAGTCGATCGCGTAGTTCCGCCGATGCGTCCGCTCCAAGCATGGGCGGCGCGGCGGAGCTCGAGCGGTCCTTGCCGCTTCGGCCCATGTTTGCCCGTTGGCTCGGATGTTCGTGACCGCCGTTGAGCTTTCCATGACCCCTCGGCTTTTGCTGACCTGATGTCGATTGCGTTGGGGTCGCGAGGTTAGGGGCGTCGAGATCATCCTCGCCGGCGATCCCGACCAGCGTGAATAACGCATAGCGGCGCGCATAGGTCAGCGCCGCGCCCATCCGATGTGGGGTCGCGGTTTCGCTGATAGCACAGACCGGCCAGTCCGAGGCGATCCATTGGCCGGAAGAATGCGCCAGCACCGTTGTGAGATTGACTACCCCGGCGGTCTGATCGATTGCCGTGGTCTGCAGAGTAGCGATCTCATGCTGGCCCAACGTCTTGCGCACAATCTCCAGCCCACTTGATAGCGGCGCGTAGCGAAACGATTTCCCGGCGCCGCTCGGGCCGTCTGACTCAATGGTCGCCACCAGCGACTTCTCCGGATTGACAAGCTCAGCTTGAGCCTTGGCGAGTGCCGTCGCCAAGCGGCCGATTGATTCACTGGAACGCTGCATGGTTGTCCTCCTCCTTGAGGAGATTGAAACTGATGGCTCCTGATTTCGAGCGCTTGGCGCGGATGCCATGACCGATGGCTTGGTGAGCATCTTCCGGCATCAGGCTTTTGAGTTCGGCTTTAGCTTGCTCATGTTCGAGATGCGCCGACCGGGTCCGCGAAAAGACCCCAGCGAACTCGGCCCAAGCATTCGAGGCACTCATGTCGACGATGCGCACGGCTTCGATGCGCGGTCGCGGCGGTTCGGCGCCGAACAGTGTAGGGGGCTTGCCATTCTCGACGCAGCGCCAGAATTTCCGCTCGGCGGTGACAATCAGATGCTGGTAGAGGGGGTCGGCATGGGTCTTGATCTCAACCCATTTACCGCCGCCGGTAATGATCGAGAGCACCGCGCTCCTCGCCGCAACGACCCACATGTTATGCTGCAGCTGCGGCATGTATTTCTCGGCGGCCGCCTCTTCGGAAAAATACCAGGGCAGCATGAACTTCGACTCGAACACAGCGCCGCTCGCCCCAACGCGCCCGTCGAGCGTGGCAGCGAGCCAGCGGATGGTCGGATGGCGGACGTGCTTCTGGATATCGGTGATGACCTGACCGGTATTGGCCTCGTACCAGCGCCGGTTCAGCTCCTCGGTGACGAGCCCAAGCTGGACAATGAGGTTGCCCGACAGGTCCTCGGGCTCCACCTCACCGCGCTTCTCGCGCCACAGCCGGATGAGCGCGGCTTCGTCCTCGCCCATGATGATCCGGGCATCCGAGCCGCCGATGAAGTAGCGGCGATCCGCCGCCTTACCCCGGCCGCTCATACCGCTCATATGCCCCTCCCCGACAAAGCATCCGCGGCCCGCCGCAGCGTGCCAGACACCTCGGATGTGAGGTCAAAAAGCAGCGCCTCGATTTGGCGCAGATCGAGCCCGCCCAGGGCGTTCTGCGCGGTGTCGTCGAGGATCACCGTCATATAGAGCGACAGAGCGCAGAGCAGGCTTCTCAGGTGATCGGCGCGGTTTTCGAGATCAATTGCCTCGGGGTCGAGGCGGATCGGCCATGGCGGGTTCGCCGCTACGGCGCCGACGAACGCAGCGTGTACTGCCTGGATCGAGTTCCGGGATGGCTTGGCGCCTGTAGTAAGGGCGTGAACTAGGTTAGATACGTTATCAGCCTGGGCCATGGGGTTCCTCCGTGGCTTGGGTTAGAGCCGGGCAAGAGCGTCACCTCTTGCTCGGCTCGCCATTTTCCAATATCATAAATTAATGGGCGCGTCAATATCCAATATTGGAAAAAAGCGCGGTCGCGGAAGACCGTTTGTGGGCGCCGAACCAGTAATGGTGAGGTTGTTGCCAGGGCAGGCTGCAGCAGTCGACAGATGGCGAAAGGCTCAATCCGACAAACCAGGTCGCCCCGAAGCCATTCGCCGGCTGATCGATATGGCACTGGCGATCAAGGCCAAAAGGCCAAACACCGACGCAAAGTAACGTAGCGACTGAACCTCTATGGCGGTTCTGATCGAGGTTGCGTTGGCGATCAAGGCCAAGGAACCAGCGCCGAATGGTTCGAGCCGGGGGAATTGCAGCGGGGTCGTCGACTGGCGTAGGGCTGAAACGACCGCCGCTACCGTACCGCGCCGACGACGCGTCCGACCTACGGGATGTGCTCCGCATCGATACGCGCCGGATGATACCAAGCCATTATTTTACTTGCAAAATTGATCGTTTTCTGCTAAACATACGACCAATTGTAGTAGACCGATTGCGCTTGAGCCGCCATGGGGCAGTGCTCGGCAGTCCCCTCGCTACAACAGAACACCTTCACCGGCCATGCGGCCCGGCTGGGTTTCGTAAACCCAAACCGAGGAGCCCGCCATGGCCAAGTGTGTTTTTCATAACAACGTAGACCGGATTCCCGGCGCCGCCAGTGCGACGCCGGCGTCATTGACGAAGCTGCACATCGAATACATTCGTCCCGAGCGTCTGTGTTCTTCGCCGAACAACGCCCGCACGCACTCGAAAAAGCAGCTCAAACAGATTGCGCGCTCGATCGAGCGGTTCGGCTTCGTCAACCCCGTGCTCATCGACGAAGACTTGCGGATCATCGCAGGACACGGGCGCGTGGCCGCCGCAAAGATGCGCGGCCTGCGCGAAGTGCCGACGGTTCGTTTGTCCAATCTCTCGCCGGCGCAACGGCGCGCCTATGTCATCGCCGACAATCGGCTGGCTGAACTGGCGGGCTGGGACCGCGAGTTGCTGGCGGCCGAACTGCAAGGGCTGCTCGATCTTCGATTTGACGAGGTCGAACTGACCGGATTCTCGCTCGGTGAGATCGACGTCTTGCTCGATGGGACGGTGGAAGAGACGGCAGCCGCGCCTGACGACGAACTCGCGGTCGAACGCTCGGCGGTGTCGCGACCGGGCGATCTGTGGATCTTGGGGTCGCACCAGCTGCTCTGCGGTGACGAACCGCTTTCATGCGACCTCATCGTCCGGCGCTGGCAGCACTACACCGGCAAGGTCGCACGGCTTGCAGGGTCGGATCTGACCTTTGCGCAGGTGGAAGCGAGCCGCCTTGCAGCGCAAAGCGCGTCCGCCGGCGAGAGCTCAGGGGGGCAGTGACATGTCCGAAAAAACCAATCCCACACACGGCGAGCCGCCGGGCTCTCAGGCCAACGGCTCGGAGGACAACCCGGCCGAAGAGTACAAGGTCGGCCCTGGTCGTCCGCCCGCGGACAGCCGGTGGCAGAAAGGCGGTCGGTCACCAAATCCACTTGGCCGGCCGCGGAAGGAACAGTCGATGCTTCCGGACGTGCGGCAGGCATTCGAGCAGGCCATCAACAAGAAGGTCGCGGTTCCCCGCGGCGACAAGACAGTGCGGATGACCAGGGTCGAAATCGGCCTCGAGCTGCTCCTCAACCAATTCGCCAAAGGTGACCGGCACGCGCGTCGCGACCTCATGGCACTCGCCGACAAGCTGGGCATCGATTTCTTGGCCAAACACAAACAAACCCTTGAGCAGGCGCTCACCCCCAACTATCAGGCTATCCTCGAAGCATCTTTCGCGCGCCGAAGCGGAAACGTTGCGCCGGCCCCGCGTGTGGTGGCTTCGTCGGAACTCCTCGATGACGATGCCGCGGAGCCTGAACCACCGGCTCCACCACCGCCGAAGGCGAAGATCGAGCCGGCGCTCGAGCCTCCGCAAATACCTGGCCAAAAGCCGTTCAGCCAAATGACCCCTTATCAGAGGCGGGCGTGGTACCCGGACTGGCCCGCGCAGAAGGAGAGGCTGTTGCAGGAGAGGGCGAAAGCGGCCGCGAAAGCGAACCAGCCATGACCACGCCGTTACATGCTGCGGACGAATATCCGCCGGGCCTTGTGCTGCGCGCGACGCTGGCGCTCGATTTCATGGCGTTCACCGAATTTGCGTTCGGCGTGGTGCGGCCGAATACGCTGTTCAAGCCCAACTGGCACCTCGAGGTCCTGGCGCACAAACTGTCTCAGGTTGCCGCCGGCGAGGTCAGGCGATTGATCGTCACCATCCCGCCGCGCAACCTGAAATCGCTGTTCGCATCGGTCGCGCTCCCGGCCTGGTTTCTCGGCCACAACCCATCGGAACGCGTCGTCACAGTCTCGTATTCGGATCAGCTGGCGCGCACCCACGCCAACGATTTTCGCCAACTGGTCAATCATCCGATCTATCAGGCCACCTTCCCGACCATGCGACTGGCCCGCGACACCGACCGGGAAATCGTGACCACGATGCGCGGCAAGCGCTACACCACCTCGATCGAGGGCACCTTGACCGGACTGGGCGGCAACCTGGTGATCATCGACGATCCGCTCAAGCAAGAAGATGCGCATTCCGAAGCGGTCAGGAGGCGGACGATTGAGTGGTATCGTTCCACGCTGCTGAGCCGCCCGGACGACAAACAGGTCGCTCGCATTCTGCTCGTCATGCAGCGTGTGCACCAGGACGATCTCGCCGGTTACCTCGAGGAGCAAGGCGGATTTGAAATCTTGAACCTCCCGGCAATTGCCACGCAGACCAAAACCTATGAGCTCGGCGGCGGCCGCAGCTATGTGCGGCAGCAAGGCGAGCTCCTGCACCCGTCGCATGAACCGGAATCGGTGCTCCGCGAACTCAAACGCGAAATGGGGCCGATCGCCTTTTCCGCGCAGTATCAGCAGAGCCCGATCCCGCCGGGCGGCACGATCATCAAACGGAAATGGTTCACTTCCTACGATTATGTTCCCATCCACGCCCCGGGGGATCATATCATTATGAGTTGGGACATCGCGTTCAGCGAGCAAGAGAAGGGCGACTATTCTGCGTGCGTCGTGTTGTTGCGCCGAAGGGAAGTGTTCTTCGTTCTCGAAGTGATTCGGGGGCGTCTACGTTTTGACGACCTCAGGCGCAAGATTTTGGAGGTCAAAAGACGCTATGGGGTGGGGACGCTCCTGATCGAGGACTCGCCCATCAGCAAGGGCCTTATTCAGAGCCTCGAGGAGAGTTCGATCAACGTGACCAAGTACGCACCGGAAACCGACAAGCTTTCGCGCCTGATTGCCCAGTCCGATCTGTTCAAGGGTGGTTCGGTGCGGCTTCCCAAGAGTGCACCTTGGCTTGAGGATTTCACGGCCGAACTTCTTGCCTTCCCCGGCCGCCACGACGACCAAGTCGATGCCTTGACCCAAGGACTTGCCTGGGGTCGGTACATGTGGAGTCAAAGGGCGAGGTTCGACCGCAGGACAGTCAGCTGAATGACAGCCGGGTTCCCCGCCGCCTATGCGGGGCATTGAAAAGGCCAGCCCATCCGGCTGCTCAGAATCACTCGCCGACCGCCAGCTGCGACAGCGCTACGGAAGGCGCGGCTGCTCAAAGGCTAGCTTCACCTCAATCGGCTGCCGGCGGTCTGGGTGGCAATCCCACTCATGTCACCCGACAACAAACCGGCCCCGTCTGCGCCTCCGGATTCCCAAAGAATAATCCGAAGCCGGCGAAGAGCAGGGACAGCGGAGGCCCCCTGTTTCCCCCCCTGTTTCTTCTCTGTTATTTGCTATTGCGAAATTTAGTTAAGTCACTAATTTCTTTCAGTAATTGCCCTTACGTGCTTTATCGCCCTCCCTGTTTTTATTGAAAATATCCCTGTTTCCAAAAAAAGGCGGTGTTCCCGGTGTGCGGCTACGCAAGCGGCAACTGAAGAAGGGGCCACACAGACCCGGTCTCGCCGAGACCCCGGACTCATGACCCTGGGCTGCCGCCTGCTCCGGTCCCTGTTTCTGGGCAGCGGGGGCCTGGAGATCGGGCGCATCGAGGATTCCCCGGCAATCCCGACCAATGTGAACAGGGCATAACGCCGAGCATAGGTTAGCGCCGGACCCATTCGGTGCGGCGTTGTCGTTTCGCTGATGGCGGCAAACCGGACGATCAGGGAACGCCTTCTTCGCGCATGAGATTAGCGAGGCGGGTTTCTTCGGCGGCGGTGAGGTTGGCGGTTTCGGCGAGCGGGGCGGCGCGGCGGCGGCGCAGCACGATGACGATGGTGGCGATGC